CAGCACCGTCGCCAGGTTCGCGGCGGTGGCGGTGAGATCCTTCAACGAGGAGTTCACCCCCGCCGGCAGCGGCAGCGCGGCGATCTGGGCCATCGCCTTGATCGCCTCATCCGTCGTCAGGCTCAACGACACGGCGACGTTTTTGGAATCCCTTATGATGCTCGTCGCCATCAGGGAATAATCGTTCCGCGTGGCGGAGAGGCGGGTCGCCAGTTCGTCATGCTGGCGAGCCGCCGTCTCGGCCGCGGCGCCAAGCAGGGTGAGGGCGCCGACGACCGCCACGACCCCGGTGATGACCAGGCCGGTCGTCGATGTCAGCGCGGCGAACGCCGATTTGAAGACACCGAGGCCGGTGCCGGACGAGATCGCCACGTCGAAGATCTGGTGACCTTGCTGGATAAATGTCGTCAGGATCGGCTGGCCCGATGCGATGCCGGAAATCATCTGCGAAAATTGGACGGTCAACTGCTGACTGGCGAACTTCATCTGCCCGGCGCTCGCGGTGCCGTCCTTCAGTTTCTTGTTCACGTCCTCATGCGCGAGGCCAAGCGCCTTCGCGGGACTAACCTGATTGCTGAAGGCGGCGGTGGCGGCCTCCTCGGCGTCGGCGCGTTGCATGGCGTTGATGGCGCCGACCTTCTCGGCCTCCGCGATTTCGTTAAGCAGAGCCTCGTATTGTTTCGACACCGCGAAAAGCGGATCGAACTTCGCTCGCAGCCTGTCCAGACTGGCGCCATAGGCGTCGAGTTCAGACTGCCGTTTGGCGTAATCCGCGCCGAATAACGGATTGGTGACCCCCTGGAGCGGTGACGTGAAGCTGCCCTGAATGGTTCGCGCGACGGGTGGCCCACCGATGGTCCCCTGGTCGGCGATCTGGTTGTAAGCCTGTTGGCTGAGAACCATCTTGCGGGTCGCCGCGTCCACATCGGCGGCGACGGCTTCGAAGTCCCGCATCCCCTTGACCGCGTCGGACGTCGAAGCGAGAAGCCGCTCGTTCGCCGCGGCCGCCTCCGTCGCCGAGAGCGTGCCCTTGCGGAGACTGTCCGCGATCAGGTCTTCCTGCGACTGGAACCGCTGCCTCTCGGCCTCAAGAGGAATGAGGGTCGCGCGCAACGAATTGTATTCGGTCACCAACGCCGCGACGAGACTGGCTTCGCGGTCGTCGCGGACGGCGCCGTAGAGCGGGTTGCTGATGCCCTGTGGGTTACTAAATCCCGGCAGCGACGACGTCCGTGCCGCCGGGGTCTGACCGGGCGCGCCGGCCGACGCGATCTGATTGTAGGCCTGTTGGCTGGTCGCCATCAGTCGGTTGGCGTTCGCCACGTCCTGCGCCCGCAGCACATAACTCTGGAGACCGGCGACGACGGTGTTCACGCTCTTGGCGCTGCGTTCGAACTCCGTCGACAGGAACGTCAGACCTTCAGCGGCGCTGAGCGAACCCGTCCGGACCTGACCCATGACCGTGCCAAGCTCACCGAGCCGGGTCTTGAGCATGAGCACGCGCTGGGCCTGATCTTCGGTGGCCTTGCCCGCTTTTTGCAGCGTGTCGAGGCCAAGCAGCGCCCGCTGCGCGTTACCCGCCTCCTTGCCCAGCGCGTTCAGCGCCTGGATGGTCGGGTCGAGCCTGCCAAGATAATCACCGGTCGACTTCGCCGCCTGGGCTATCGCGCGGCTGCTGACGCCAAGCGCGTCGCCCAGTTCAACGCCAGCGGCGGCGGACTCCTTCTGTGCCTTGGTGTTCCGGTCGACCGTCTGGATATATTTGTCGAACGCGGCCTGACTGGCGCGCATCGCCGCGTTAATGACGTTAATGCCCTGTTCGGCCGCCCGCGTGTCAACGACGATCTCGGTGACGATCCGTTCAGACACGACGATTATTTCTCATCGGTCTTCTGCGCTTCAGCCATCGCTTTCATGAAAGCATCGTCCAGCCGTTCAAGCATGGCGACCTCCCATGGCACGAGGGCCATTCCCGACAACCGATTGAAAGCGTCGATGTCGGACCATTCGATCGGCACGGCCCCGAAACCGTTACCGCCCTTACGCCTGCGGATGCGGTGATACGCCAACCACAGATAGGCCAGCGGTATCGGAAAATCCGGCGCCCATAATTCCGCTTCATATTGGCCGCGTTTCTTCGCGCTGCGCGACCGACTCAACAAACCTTCGAGCGTCTCGCGATAGCTGACGCCCTTCTTGTCGGGAACGCTTAGGCTGAAATCTCGCTCTGCGAATTCGATGAGGTCATCGCAGAGCGATTTGTAAAACTGTCGTCAGCACTGAAATACTCGAGCAATTGCAGGTAAACGCGACCATAAGCCGGGTTGATCAACAGTTTCAGCACGTTCTCCGTCGAGTGCGGATAGTCGGCGCCGTTGATCTTCGCCGGGGTCCAGTCGATTACCCGAACGGCGAACGATTTTGCGTTTTCGAGCCGCATTTCGTCAGGCGTTCGTTCCGGCTCGATCCATTTTCGACGGTTCGCCAGTGCCTGCTCGCGCAATCGCTGCACCCGCAACGTCTCGCGCGCGGCGGTGTTGGCGGCTTCGACGGAAGCCGGATGACCCGGCCCCGCGAGGGTCCAGATCCACGAGGTCGGTTCGCCACTGTTCGGGTGAACAATGGCTATCTCAGCAGTTTCAGCCGCTTTCAGCTCGCCTACATCAAACGGGTCAGACATGAGGTCTCCTTTTTATTCGTTACGGAGCAGTGCTTTGGAATTTGATCATCGTGGCGTCGTTGGCCGCCCCGGTGATGTCGCGTCCAACCAGCGCCATCGGCACCGCGATGGTCTGCGTTCGCGGCCCGCCATCCTTGGAGTAGGCCGACTTCGTCACGCCGCCCAAAGTCAGGTTGCCCAGGAAGATCGACATGAAGTCCTTGGGTTCCGCCTCGTTCTCCACGGCGAGGATGTGGATCGAGTATTGCGTTTCGGCGGCGAAATCCTGAAGGAACTGAAGGTCTTTGCGCAGCGCCGTGAAGTTAATGCCGATGCCCATCTGGCCGGTGAAAACGTCCGGCCCGTATTTGATCGACCCCGATCCGAACACGTCAGGCGACATCGGCGAGATATCAATCGTGATATCCAGACTGGTGAGTTCAACAACGTCGACGCCGTTGATGCGCACCGTCGCGTCCACCACGGACAACGGCACGCCGATGGTCGCGACGGGCGCCGTCAGAGACGGCGACGTGGCGATCGTGCCGGCGGTCAGATGCCCGGTGCCGATGCCACCCGGATCGAAGGTCAGCAGGCCATTCGGGGCCATGCCGATGCGCATCGAGCCCCAGACAAAATCCTGCATGACCTGGCTCAGGTCGATGTCGACCTCATACTCGTCGACGGTGAAATAGCGTTTGATGAGCGTGCCGCTCTGGATCAGCTTGCGGCCCGGCCGCGTGATCGTGAACGCGGTGTCGGCCACCGCGTTCAGGGTCAATGTCTCCGCCACGGTCATCACGGTCGCGGTCAGCGCGGTGATGCGGAGGTTCATCGAGTTATTCCCCGGGGTGGAGTGGCCGGTCAGCACCACAACGTCGCCCACCCGCAATCCGGCGGCGATCCACGAACCGGCGGAACAGACAATGGTGTTGGCGGTCGTGGTGATCGAAGCCAGCGGCGGGGCGCCCGATGCCTCGGTGATGATCAGCGGCGTGGCCGACCATGTGTCCCGCACGATCGCCTCGGCGATCGGCTCCCACGACCCGATCGAGGCCTCGGCGTTCCAGCTTGCCGCCGTCTTCTGGATGCCGTGCCGACCGCGCGCCCGCATGCCATCGGAACGGACTTCCATGCTCTCGGTCGCGGCCTTGGTGAGCTGTCCGCCCGTCCCCCCGGCGACACGCAACACGGTTCCGGCGGGGCCTGTCGCGGCCACGCCAAGTCCGGTCTGGACTTTATAAGCCACGACGGCGGCGGATTGACTTTGATAAACAGGCATTGCGAGGCTCCATTGTCAGGGGGCCTTGCCCAAGGGCGGTTGGGCAGACTCAGGCGGTGTAGTAAAAATCGAAAGGCACTGACGCCATCAGCACCGAATAGTTTCCGGCCTCGTCCATCGCGACGTTGTCGTTGGTGGAAAAGTCCAGCGTTCTGATCGTCTGCCCAAGCGCGGGGACCTGACCGAACTCAGTGCGCTCCATGAACAGGGCGAAGTCGTCAGCGGTCGCTATCGCGTCGCCCATGCCGATGTTCAGGGGCGCGAAGATGTAGAAACGGATCAGTCCGGAGTGGATCCAGAGGCGGTTGCCGACCTTCGAAAATCCGCGGAGGTAGTTGGTGCCGCCGATGATCTCGAGTTCAACGAAGGGCTGGCCCATCTGCTGCGGGTTGATGTCTCCCCACAGTTCGTTGGCCCACCGCACGGGCAAGGCCGTGTAGTTAGATTCTATGTGCGAACGGATCGCCGCGAATGCCGGTCCCAACATTTCAGGCGAACGGCCTCGCCTCGATCTCCAGTGCGGGGAAACGATCCTTTGAAGCGTTGCCCGATCGGGGACCGCCCGTGGAGAGAAACCGCCCGCGACTGCTGCGCACGGCGGGGCGATGGGGTCGGGGCTCCGTCGAGATCAGCGTGCCGCCGATCAGCGCGCGATAGGTGAACCGAATGATCGTGGTGGTGCCGAACAGGCGTTGCAGATCACGCGCCGTGATCTCGTAGACCCCGTTGGGCGCCTGCGCCGACAGGCCCGGACGACGGTCAGCCAGCCGGCGATTGGAGCGCGACGCCGTGCCGCCTTCGATCTTCCTGGCGTACGGTTTCATATTGATAATGACGACGTTGTCGCCGGGCTTGATCTGGACGACGGCGCCCTCTGCCGTGGCATCGCGGCGAACGTCGTTGACGAACAGCCAGTGATTGTCGCGGTAATGTCCGTTGCGGCCCGGCCCGACCGGCGAGCGTTCCATCAGCATGCGGATCGCCGCGTCGACCACGCCGGTCTGAAGGTGGAACCGGGTGAGCGTGTATTCTTTCGCCTGGGACAGCGGCTTGTGCGACTGACCGTCCACGAACAGGTCCGTGAGGGCCTCGTGGCCGAACACGCGCTGGATCGCGCCCTGGTTGGTCGCGGTTCGCTCCTCAGTGATCCGAATGAGTTCGCGGTGATTGATCGCGTGGATGCGATCGACGATGTCGGTCACGCGCTGCGGGCTGAACGGGTTGAGCATCGCCATCAGCTCTGACCCATCACCTGGAGGAAGTGTTCGGCGGGAAAGCCGCCGGGCGATGCCGTGGTGACGCCCTGCACGGTGTAGGTCTGACCGCCCAGGATGATCTGGTCGCCGCGCCGGATCGGCAGAGGCCACCCTGACGCGGCAATTTCGGCGTTGCTGATGCGGATTTCGTCGTGCGACTGGACGACGCCGCCCGTGGTCGTCGAGGGCGCGCCGAAGACCATCACCGCCTTCAGAGCCAGTTCCCGCCGCGTGCCCGTCCGACCCGGCAGGCGGACGAGCACGGCCGGCTCGCCCACTTTACCGATGGCATAGGCGACGCGGTCGGCGACCTGGGCCATGCCGCTCATGCGTTGTAATTCCGGAACGGGGTCAGCACCTCGGCGACCTCCGGCGGCATGCCGGGTTGTCCCGGTGTCGCCGGGTTCCAGAACTGCTCCTCAAGCACGCCGGGAACGATCTGAGACCGCAGCATTCGATCCCGCGAGAGCCCGTCCTGACGGTTCTTCATCAGCATCAAACAGGCCTGTTCGAGCTGATAAGGCTGGCTGCGCGGCACGTCGTAGCCCGCGGTGTAGGTGACCAGGATCTCGGTGGCGTACCAGTGGGTTCGGGTGCCGCAGGCCGCGCCGCTGTCCGTGGTATCGCCTGACAGCCGCCACAGAACGCCTGTCGCGGCCTCATACTCGTAACTGGTGGGCGGCAGCGCCGCGCCACTGTATTCAACGATCGAATCCATCCGGACGATCGGGTAACGACGCAGCGTCAGCGGCACCGGCGCCGCCTCGGACTGACGACCGCCGAACAGCCCCATGTGCCAGTGCAGGTTCCACCGGTCGGAAGCGCGCCACAGTTCGGAAACCGTCTCCGCGCCGAAGGTCCGGTTGCACCAGTTGGCGATGAAGCCGCTCGTCTCCCTGATCCAGCGCGTCAACCGCACATCGGCTTCGTTGCCGGTGATGCTGAGTTCGTCTTTGACGGTCTCGAGCGTGGTCAGGTCGTGCGTCAGCGCCGGTTCGAGCACCGTGAGCAGGCTTCCGCTGGACACCGATCAGTCCTCGTGACGGCGCCGGAAGGCGAACGAACCGATGCTGTCGCGCCCGATGCGCGTTTCCTCGTCGTTCATCTCGATGCAGCGCCAGCCGAGGCCCGACATGAGCCTGATGAAGCCCAGCGGCGTGAAATACCAGACATGCTCGTCTTTCCGGTAATGTCTTGACTTGAGCACGTCCTCCGGACCGCTGAAGACCGGCAGCGAGACGAACACGTACTCGCGCACCTGATCGAGCAGCGCCGGGAAGTCATGGATGTGCTCGAGCACGTCCCACATCGACACCGCCTGGCAGGGCCGGACGTAGGGGTTCCACCAGAGATCGCGGTAATTGAGCCATTCGATGGCTTTGACGTTGATGTCGTAGCCGTGCGTGTTGGCTCGCGCCTCGACGAAACTGCCGCAGCCGACACCAATATCGACGAGGTGACCGTCATGGTGGCGGTTGACCAGCGCCATGCGAGCGGCGTTGAGCCGTCCGCCCATCTCAGTGCGCGCGTACTCGGCGTACTTGTCGAAGTAGGCGCCGTCGTAGGTGTTGACGGCCGGCGGCACCGGGTAATAGCCGCAGCCGGCCTCCGGAAACCACGTCAGCCGGGCCGCCGACAACATGCTCAGGAGCGGCGGGACACCGTGAGCGCCGATGCCGCCCAGTGGGCCCATTGGGCCTCCAGATCCGGAATCCGCTTTTCGCAGAGATGTCGCATGTCCAGGCATTTGCAATAGTCCTCCGGAACAGCGAAACCGATGCGAGAGCCATCCATGCGCGGGTCGATGATCTTATCAGGGGCGTTCATCCCGCCGTTGCCGCCGAGGACCACGAACGCGCGGGTTCCGAGGGCGATGCAGGCGGGCACGATCCAGCCGACCCCCCCTACGACCACGTCGGCGTCCCTGACGGTCGCCAGCAGTTGCCGGATGGTGAATTCGCCCCTGGTGAAAGCGATGTTGTGGGGAGGCAGGACGCCGCCCTCGACCCATTCCTGGCCAAACGCCAGATCCGCGATGACCACCACGGCGAAGCCGCGGCGCTTCAGATCGCCGGCGATGTAGTCCACGTATTCGGGCAGCGGGTTGCGCGCGATGTTGTCCCATTCGACCCGCCGCAGCACCGGCCTGATCACCGCCAGGGGCGCGCCACCGGTATCGAGGGGGCACGGACCCATGTCGGGCAACGTCCACCTCGCCCGTGTCCCGCGCCGCATGGGCAACTTGCGCTCCATGGCGACGAAGACGCCGCGATCCATCTCCAGATGACCGTAGCCCAGAGCCACGGACGGTATGCCGGGGGGTGGCACGACCCATGTGTCGCCGCGCTGAAGCGCGATGTTGCGCATTTGCGTCCGCAGGAGCCGCGTGCCGAGGACGTATTTGACATCCAGATCGGCGTGCAGTTCCGGCCAGGGCGTGTCGATGTAGACCTCGCGCCGCTTCGCCGCGTCAGCGATCAAAGGCCTGACGTAGCAGGTGTCCCCGAGCCCCCACGGCGCTCTTATGAGCAGCGGACCTAAGTCACCCAGAGGAACCTACCGGCGCCTGCGCTGGGCTTGTTTCGGCGGGGACGGTGGAGGCGGCGGAGGATCCGGTGCCGGTGGCGGCGGGTCGGCGACGACCCTGATCTTTATCGTGTCGCTGACCGCGTAGATCGCCAGTTCCATCCGGACCAGTTCCGCCGCCCGGTATTCTGATGTCTCGAATTCCTGGCCAACGTCGACCAGCCCCTCATGCTCGTTGTTCATCCACGGGCGGACAGCGCGAACGAGCACGAGGGGCATGTCAGGTTACGGCAACACGCCGTAGGTGAACGCGGCGGGGCGATACACGGCGAGCGCGAGCCTCTCCTCTCCGCGTATCGTCACCATGTTCTTAATGAAGTCGTCTTCGTTCTCCGTTGAGATCAAAATCTCAATGGTCATCCGGTCGAAGATTTGCGCCCCCATCCGGAACGCGCCGGTCAGGAAGTGCCCGACCGCCATCGCCTGCGTGTCCACGACGGGCAGCGTCCACAGCCGCTTCGTCAACTGGTTCTGCGGATCACCGACGATGTAGCGGTTTTGCGCGTCCTTGGTCAGTTCGATGCGCGCCCAATCGGTCGGATGCAGCACGTAGCCGGTGGCCGGATAGAGCGCCAACGTCGCCTGCAGCGCCGCCAGACGCAGCGTGTCGATCGGCGTTGGCGAGGTCGGGGTGAAGGCCGGCGCGTAGGGTGTCGCCTGCGGAATGATGCCAAGCAGATGCTGGCCCGTCCCGTCACCGAGCAGCAATTCCTGTTCCTCGACATACTGAAGGCCGAAGCGAAGGCGCCCGTCGATGTAGCTTTGCAACATCGAAACATCGTCCATGATCTGGCGGCTTGCCTTCATGAAATGGGCGATGGTGCGGACGGGCGTCGAACGCAGATCGAACGACACGTTCTCGGATTGCGGCTTGCGCAGCCCTTCCGAGACCACCGACGCCGCCGTGGCGTAAGGCGAACTCGTTTCGACCGGGTATTCGATCGCGTTGCTTTGCGTCGTCCCCGGCGTCAGCAGGTCCCTAACGACCAAAGGGCGCGTCGGCACCAGCACCATGTCGGCGCGCTGCGGCACGATCAGCGCGTTGGCGATGGAGTTGTGCGGGCCGTAAACGGCGGGGCCGGTCAGGATGTTCTTCGTCTCGATGGTCACCCGCGCCTGCCCGTTCTTACGGTCCAGCAGCGCCTTGACCTGATCGTTCTCGACCACCGTCTGGCCGAGGGTCTTCATTTCCACCGGGCCGTCGCCGGTGCGGCGGGCGACCTTCTGCTCGATCTCGCCGACACGCGCGGAGAGTTCGTTCATCGAGGTCAGCGCCTTGTCGGCGTTGGCCTTGGTTTCCTCAGTCGCCGCCCCGAGGTTCTTCATCTCGGTCGTGACTTTCTCGGCGAACTGCTTGACCTCGTCGGTCGCTTTCTTCAGGTCAGCGCCAAGCTGTTTCAGTTCCAGTTCCGGATCTTCTGCCATGTTAGGTTTTCCCCAGATTGAGAGAGAAGCCGGAAAGCAGGCTGGCGATCTCGCCGACGACCTGCTTCCTGGCCGCGCTTGCGGCAGCGGCGTCTCCGCTCTCATCCCGAGGCATCGACTTGAAGACGAGTTCCGCGATCTCGTCAGCCTGCGACTGAGAGAAGCCGCGTCCGCCCTGATCCACGGGGAGGTGCAGCCATTTCTTCAGTTCGCGCAGTTGTTCAAAACGCATCAGAGCCGCCGGGATGTCCTCGCCGGTCAGTTCGCGATGGGCGCTTTGAATGAGGGAATTAAGTTGCTCGCGCTGGGCCTTGGTCGGCGCGTTGCCGCCACCGAGGCATTCACCGCACAACCCGTAGGCCTCTCTGAGGGTTGACGCGGCCGCCTGTTGGTTCGGCATCTTCAGCACTGACTTGACGCTGTCTATGAGCGCCTGCGGGTTCGCGGGATCGCCGACGACGTCGATCGAGAACAGATCCACAGCGGTCAGCTTTCGCCTTGGCTCGCCCGCCTTGACCCCTTTCACAAAGCCGCCATCCCGCGCCCGGAACGCGATCGACAGGCCGGGCAGCAGCTTCGCCTTGATCAGTTCATGCGCGCGGCCGACGTCCGGATGCTTGAGGCCGACCAACTTGCCCTCGACGCGCAAGCCCTTGCCGTCCGGCACCACGCTCGTCCACCCGCCGATCGGATAGGGGTCGCCGCCCATGAACGCGAACGAGTGCTCACCGAACATCGGCAACACGCGGCCGCTGGCCTTCTGTTCCGCCAGCGTGGCGTCGAACGCCCCGGGCGCGATCATGTCGCCGTTCAGGTCGATGTTGTTGAACACGGCGCCGTAGCCGGCGACTTCCCCGCTCTCCGGGTCGCCCACAAAACTCAGTTCCGCGGCGAACGGCACGCGAGACATTTCAGGCTGCGACATTGTCGTTCACTCCCGAGGCGGACTGGGCACCGGCCGCCGCCGCCATGGATTTTCCGATGTCAGTGAGGTGGATCATGTTCATGTTGACGGTCAGCACATCGCCGCCCTCCAACGGTCCCTGGTTCTCCAGGGCGCGGAGTTCGTTGCGTGTGCGCAGGCCGTTGACCGCGTAGGTCTGCATCAGCGCCGCGCGACCCGCGCTGTCGGCTCGCAATAGCCCATCCACGTTGAATTCAGCGTAGTACAGCAGCCGCTCGGCGGCTGTGAGCAGCGAGCGGCGGATTTCCTGCTCGATCGCCTTGAGCCGCGACCGCAGCGTGTAAGTCAGGAACCACTGGTTCATCTGCTCCAGGCCGGTGCCCCAGGCGGTCGACTTCTCCATGTGGCCGATCATTGGCGGCGCGACGTTGAACCACCGGCAGACCGTCTCGACACTGAAACCCCTCGACGCGAGTAGCTGCGCGTCGTCCGGGTTCATGCTGATGTTCTGGATCGTCCAACCGCCCTCAAGGAGCGCCGGGGAGCCAGCGTTGATGCTGCCGATCAGCTTCGGCTTCAGTTCTTCCTCGTATCGGGCGCGCTGTTCCTTCGTCATGTAGTTCGGCGCGATCAGGGCGTAGCCGGGTCGCATCGAATTGCGGAACAGCGAGGCCGCTGTCTTCTCGGCGGCGAGCGCGATACCCAACGATTCGCGCGCCTGGCTGATCGGTGACAGGCCAACGAGCCCATCCAACGAGAAGCCTTTGACGTGGAATATCTGGTCCTCGGTGAGTTCCAGCAGCTTCCCGCCGTAGTCGCGATACAAATACAGGATTGAGCCGTCGTTCTGACGCTGTGGCGTCAGCCGGTCCGGCAACAGCGGGGTGAGCGCGATGACGCGGCCGGCGGCTGTCCGCTCGATCTGCGCGTAAGCGTTGCCCCACAACAACAACGAGCCAACCATCGCCATCCAGAACGTCACGGATGTCATGTCCGCGTTCGGCTGGTCGTGCAGGATCGCGTAGAGCGGATGTTCGCGGGCGACGACGCCGCGACCGGTCTTGTCGTATTGATAGAGTTGCAGCGGCAGCGTCGAGATGGTCTGCGCGATCAGCATCACGCAGGCCCAGACGGTATCCAGCCCCATCGCCGAGTTGATGGAGACATTCTCGCCAGCGTAGGTGTCGGTGCCGCCGCTGAACATGCGGTACAGGCGCGGGTCGTTGAGGCCGATCTGGCGCGCGATGGTTTCAACCGCCTTGAGCCACAGCTTCCTCATGCGGGCCTCCGATCTTAAACGCTGGTTCCCGTCAGGAAGTCCGCCAGCCCGCCGTCCGCGTCCGTCATCGAGCGGCCGATCGCCATGATCAGTCCGCAGATGCCGTCTATTCTGCCAAAGGAATGTTTCTTCGACGGCATCCGGTTTTCGTTGTGGTCAGTCCTGGTCTGCATGTTGCTCGCCATCCAGGCCATGACCTCGTTGCCGCCATGCTCCAGCTTGCGAGCCAGCAGCAGGCCTTCGAGTTCCTTGGTCGGCGCGTTGTATGACCGGAAGCCCTGGATGAACTCCTTGATCGGGATCCCGTTGTTGAACAGCGCGGTCGCCAACTGGTTGGCGTTCCATGGGTCGTAGCCGATGGCCAGGGGCTCAGAGAGGCGGCAGTCCTCCATGATGGCCTGCTGGATCTCGCTGTGGTCGATCACGTTGCCGGCCGTGGCCTCGATCAGACCGGTGTCGATCCACCGCTGGTACTGAACGCGATCGCGATCGCTCTTGGCCGCGACGGTGTTCCCCGGCATCCAGAAGCGCGGCACCACCCACCACACCGTCTCGTCGCCCTGCGGCGGGTACAGCTTGATCCAGGCCGAGAGGTCCACCTTGGTCGAGATGTCGAGGCCGCCGTAGAACGGCCGCCCGTGCAGATTGGCGGGATCGAATGGCCCGTCCGTGTTCATCCGCCAGACGTCCATGTCGATCGCCCGGGTGACATCGGAGGTCCGGACATTCAGCCGGAGCCGCTTGAACGCCATCAGGTCGGGGGGCGAATTCTTGGCCTTCGCCGCCTGCCGCTTGAGATCGTCCAGCTTGACGGAAATGTTCAGGTTCGGGTTGGCTTTGATCCAGACCTTCGGGTCATCCCATCGGTCTTCTTTGTCGAGCGTGGCG